TGAATAGCGATGACCTCATCTACCGAAAGGAATGTAATCTCAGTCATTACTTATCTTCCAGTTTTTTTATGATGTCCGCATGCTTGGTCTGAGTATGTTGCAGAGCTTTGATAAATGACTCAGACACGCCCTGCAAAGCAACTGCTGCATTAGTGGCCTTCATCATAGTCTGGCGAGCCTCATCAGACTGAAGAAGGGCATCCAATTGCTTAGTAAGCTTCATGACACCCTCCGTTATCTGTGGTGACAAATTCGATGCAATTAATTGCGCAAGATGCGTGTCTATTGTTTTCGCAGATGTTTTTACCTCATCTGCGGAAGCGATTTCATCAACTGATTTTGCACTGATGACAAGGTCGGGCTTTCCGCGCTGCGTAACTGTGACGCTTTCACCAGAGCGTAAACAGTCCAGCGTTGCAGATAAATCCGATCGCATTTGCGTGTAAGTAATGATTTTCATGGCACCCTCTCTGTACATGTACAGATTAGTGCATAATAAAAACGCGAGATCAACGATTATTGATGTTTAAGGATGCGGATCATCATTTCACCTTCACGCAGTCGTATGTTGCATACTGACGCGGCGCATCCATGCTGGCTTGCAACCACTGTGCGTTGAGAATGGCTTTGCCGTTGCGCTTGATGTACTCAAGCCCAACCCAGCGGCCGGGTTGGTCGGTTGCAACCATCCATTCTGCTTTCATGTTTTGGTAGTCATCTTTAGACTTGAGAAAAGACATTTTTTGCGTTTCAGGTTTTACCCCGTTAATAAGCATTAGTCCTTCTTTGCCCGCAGTGAGGCGATACGGCCCGCACTGAGTATCAGCTAAGGCCTCTGACGTGCCGACAACTGATAAAAGAACACCACAAATTAGAAGTTTGGCCTTACCCATCTTATACCTGCCATTTTTTAAGCGTGTCCTGACTAACCATTTCACGAGCACCACGCGCAAAACACATCAAATCCATGTACCACGCCTGACCTCTGGTGTCGCCAGTATAGTCGATAGCTTTGACGATATAAACGCCATCCGTCGCAATGCTGGCAGCCTGTGACGTCGTGCCGGTCAGCACACGGTTGCCGTTCTCTTCTGTTTCGGTGATACGCCCGGGCGACTGTGCGATTTCGCTATTGCCGAGCGCGGCGCGGTACACCGAAGCCTGATCGAGCTGGATAAGACCATTAATGCGGATGTTCGGGTTTATCAGGCACCGCACGTTTACGCCGCCGCCCATCGTCTGTTGCGGCATACCGATCAGGCCAGTATCGGCATTCAACACAATGGCTTCGTGAATATATTTATCTTCAGGCACCATCTGGACCTGACCATCCACCAGTTGCCATGTCGCTTTGCACTGCGCAGCAATATTATCCATCACGTTACGGGTGGATGAATAAATCGCACGGCCACGAGGAAACACGGTATCAGGAAAGTCACCGGTAATGCCCTGCGTCACGCCGAACGCGTTGAAATCCTGCATAGTCGCCCGGTGCAGGTCCGAAACGGTATAACCAGCGGCAAGCGTGGTGATGGTAGTCGCGTAGAGGAACGCTTCGTGGTTACTGATGGCCTGAATCAGCACCCAGGAATCGGTGATGTTGTCCTTCCCGGTGACGGTGAAGCGAATATCACCGTCAAATATCAGGCCGTAGTTCTGACCGTTCACCTGCCCTACCTGGTCTGGTGAAATCTCCCGGGCGACACCAACCTGGCTCGCATCAACATCCGGCGCTATACCGTCATATCCGGCAATGATGCGAATTTTTGCAAACTCCTGCCCCAGTATCTTGTTCGTGGTATCGGTCGAAAGGTTGTAAATTTTCACGTTCGCCACTCGCGGCCAGCGTGTATCTGCCCACTCGATCTGGAACGTGACCTTAAAATCAGACAGGGAAACGCCCTGCCCGTTCTGGTCCAACAGTTGCAGCTCAAAATGGCGCATCCAGTTAAGAGACATTTCTACTCCTGCACGAAAATGAGGTGGCTGTATGTGCCGAGGTTGGTTTTGGTGGGCTCGTCCGGTGCGCCTACATCGCAGCCAACGAGCAGCGCCCCGTTAATACCTAGTTGAGGATATTGCTCAAGAAGATTTACACCGGTTACCAGCGGCACGCCAGAAAGAAGCGGTTCGCCACTGCTATCTTGTACATCCAGAATCCAGCCAGCAGAATCACGCCAAATGACTCTCAGCGTGTATGTTGTCTCTGCTAACTGAATGCGAAATAGCTGGTTATCCGGCGATAAAGGGATTTCAGTTACATTCATTGGATACCTATAGAGTTACCAAGTCTGGTTCCTTTTAGTCCATCAAACCACCCTGTTGACTTAATTACCGATTCATTTACTGGGGTGGTGGATTTCATCCCGGAATTCTGCACCGCCGATGTGCTGACGCCATCCTGCATATCTGATTTATCTGCAACGCTAACGCTCTGCGTCTGCGACATGATCACTTCACGCAGGGTAAGCGTGCAGTTCAGCACGTTCTCGCTGGTTTTATCCGTTGTCACCTCGATGGCTCGCACCAGCATATTGCTGTAAACCCGCTTTCCGGTCACTACATCGAACGGCACCCGAGAGGACTGGAGATCCAGTAGTTGCTGATAGGTCTCTTTCGGGCTAAGTCCGGCGCTGAGGCCGATTGACGATGTATCAATGAAGTCCAGCAACGAACCGCCACCAGCGAAGCCGCATTCCATTGTGACTTCGCTGGGGCGCTTATACGCATGATCGGCGATGAAGCCCGAAGCGCTATTCGTTGTTGGCTTCTCCACCGGGTGCTCAGTAATTTCGAGCGCATCAGAATGCTTTTCGGAGACGACCACGCTGGGGATCAGCAGGCCAATTCGCCGGGATTGCTGGCGAAAAATAGCGGAGAGAATATCCATTAGCTCGGCACCGTTCGAAGTTGTTGAGTTAGTTGTGAATTAACGTTCTTCTGCCGCTCAACTGTGATATTGGCAGCCTCACGTGGATCAGATACACCGTGAATATTAATAACCGTTTCTTGCTGTATGTTTTGTGAAGCACCGCCACCAGCGGCCATACGAACCAATTCACTTGGGTAAGGGTTTCTCCCGTTCTCATGATGGATAATTCCATTCATCAGAGAGGACATTACCTGCGGATCTTTAAGGTTGAGAATGGCATCAGGAGCCACACCCATCATTTTCGATAACTGAGCAATGTAAGCACCGGTATTATTTTCATTCCCCGGTGCCCACGTAGAGATTATATCGTTAAGGGTTTGCAGCGGCTTGCCTGTCGTCTTACCTTCAAAGTAGCGCATTAATTGTCGGGAAAGCGCTTTCAGGCCATCATAGGCAGTTTCAAACCGGGCGAACCTGCCGCCAGGCCTTTCGAGCGTCGCCCCAGATTGCCCACGAAAGTCGATATTACCGGGGTTATTATTTCTAATACCTCGTGGAGCTTTAGCAGACTGGGCATGTTGGTCAGGCTCATCATCACCGAACCAGCCGCGCACCGTTCGGCCCACGCTGCGAGGATCGAATCCCCAGTGCTCTTTAATCCAGTCGGCGGTACCGTTGGCGCTATCTGTTACCATCGGCATCGCTGACGGATTTTCGCTGCCCTGATTTAGCAGCTGTTTGCCTATACTAGCGGCCTGCGCCCAGTTGCCATCTTTTATGGCATTCAGCAAATCAGCGATCATGTTCAGCATCTTGCCGAACTCACCCATTTGCGAAATGAAGTTGCTAAAATCCCACTTTAGGGACCATGACTTGGGGTCAATACCGAGCAACTTAGCCAGCGCTTTTGTCAGGTCCGTAACAGTCTTTTTCAGGTCACCAATCATTTTGACGGCCTGATCAATTTCAGTCTTCCATTTCCCCCAGTCAATCAGGCTTTTGCCACCTTCTTTCCACGTCTGGTAATCATCCAAGAGCAGACCAAGTGCAATAATAAGCGTCGTTATCATGCCCAAGGGTGATGACATGAAAGCGGTATTTAGCAGCCGCCATGCAACCAACAGCCCACTGAACAATGCGATAAGCTGCTGCGTGGCTGGGTTCAGCTTTTTGAACCAGGCGATCACACCCTCAACAGCTTGCCCAGTTCGCCATAACACGCGGGTAATCGCGTCACCTGCCCAGAGAATTCCTTTGATGATCTTCGTGATGACCGCTTCAATCTTCGGCCAGTTGTCGAGTATCTGCCTGCGGAAGTTATCAATACTGCCAGCAAGGCCACCAGCTAGGTTAGAGCCAATCTTGTCTTTCGCCTGTCCAAGCGTCATCGTCAGATTACGCATGGAGGTCATGAAAATATTGGACTGTTTAGCCGCTGACTCAGCATTAAAACCAATACGCTTTGCCGTCAACGCGTACTCAGAACTGAGCTGCCCCATCCCTCTGCGCATCGCCATCAGCGTGTTTTCATCGATGCCAAGCATCTGCGCGTATTGTTTCGCGCGGTAATACGGCATGTTGTTGAGCTTTTGCCCAACGCCAGTAAAGATGGCCGCAGTATCACGCATCTTTCCGCTGGCATCGCGGGTCTGTACGCCCAGACGGTTCAGGAACCCTTCCGCCCCCGGATTGCTACGCATGAAACCAGCCAACCCTTCAAGAGAGGACATGGCCGACTCGGCGCTGGCACCGGTTTGCGATGCGGCATAGCCCAGCGCTTTGATGCCCTGGACGCTGGCCCCCGTCCGCTGGGATGCCCAGTAAATTTTATCCAGACCATTCGCGATCTGGGTGGTAAATCCGACAATGCTAAGCGCTGAGCCTTTCACCACCGCGCCGACCTTCAGAACGTTCGCGGTAACGCCTTTCAGCACGGCTTCAAACTTATTAGCGCCAGCCTGATCGATATCGAATCCCAGCGAAACAAGGAAGTCTTTAATCGTATCTGCGTTACCGCTCATTGGCCGCTCTCCATTTATCTACCCGGGCGTCGTTATCCTCGCGCATGTCGAGGTAGTCATTGAGAAGCGCGATACGGCAGAGGTCTACCGCACCGCTGTTAAGGTCTTTCTGGTCAATATGGAAGGCAAGCGCCGGACGAAGAATAAAGTCTTCACCGCCCGGCAGGCTGTTGAAGGTTATTCCGCTGGCGGGGTGGGCGTCTCGCTGGTAGGGAGTCCTTGCAAAAAATTTCCCAGCGAGTCGGCGACCACCCGCGCCACCAGTTGCAGCATGGTAAGCAGGTCGATATCGTCAAACGCCATTTCGCCATGCTGGCAGACCGGCACCCAGCCTTTCATGTGCTCGCGTGAAACAACGGAAAGGCAGGGGAACAGGATAGCGTCAACGTCGCCATCGCTCAGATCGGACACAGCATTGGCAATCTTTGGCAGGATGGTAGCCATCGCGCCTTCGGTGTCTTTGCTGCTGATCTTCTCCTGAACGCTCCGGAAGTCAGAAACCATCCCGGCCAGAACCGGCAACAGCTTGCGGGACACCTTCAGCTGTTCGAAAACGCTGAGCTTTGCGGTGCGATATTTCACGCCTTTAATTTCGAATTCCATGCGTTAAAACTCCCCGAGAAGCTGGTCAATCTTGCCGCAGTCGAATACCCAGGCGACGGTTCCGCCCTCTTTAGCGTTATTGAAATCAGGCTGTTTCTGGAATGCACACGAACGCGCAGTAGAAATATCACCCGATGCCGTGTTGCGAATGACGATCACGTTATTGCCCCAGGTGGCAGAGGACTGGCTTTGCGCGTTATACGCCAGAGACAGCTTTTTATTCACCGGGGAGGTTTTGAGTAGCGTCACCGTAATGGTGCCTGACTTATCGGCGTGCAGGCTGTGCATCACCTCGCCGTCGGCACCGATGGTCATGGTGTTTTTGTTGCCGCCCATGGTCTGGGTGATACCTTCCTCAGAGTTCGCAGAACCCTGACCAAGATCGATAACGCCGGTCGGCCCGGTGAGCGACGCGGTTACATCGAGAAAAGAATAAGTTGCCATTTATCGCTCCTTAGCGAACCACGTTGATCTGCACATCGGCGTAATGAACTGCGCCAGCCAGCTTACAAGCCACCTGGATTAACGGCGCTTTGCGTGCTTCTCGGTCAGCCTGTGCTTGCTCGGAAAGAGGTTGCGCATACACGTAATAACCTTTTGTCAGCGTATCACCGGAATTCAGTTGCCCGATAGGGCCACCATTCCACACGCCAGCCGCTACCAGACCGTTCGTGACGGACTGATCCATGGACTGTTCAACGTTGGAAAGCAGACGGGTCACACCGGCATCAGTCTGCGGAATTTTGGTGGTGCTGGTGTAAAGCAGGTTATAGAGGTTGGTCTGAACGTAGTTCTGCAACCAGTCGAGCCCGTGGCGCTCGTCGAAGAAGTCACCGTTCGCCATGACACCCTGTTGCAGGATCGCCGTGTCGTTGGCGTAGTACACGAACACGTTCGCATTCTTCGCATCCACAGCCGCCGCCTGTCCTACCGTCAGCGTTTCGTAGGTTACGCTCGGTTCCTGTTTGAATTTCAGGGTAATGGTGGTATTGCTGCCGTTGAAATTGACAGTAAACGCGCGACCGAAAGCTGAAACCGCCGCATAAGGGCTGCTGGTGGAATATTGAATAAAGGTACGGGAATACTTACCGGCCTTTAATTTAGACGCAACATCGGTCGTCGAAGTCGTGCTGATGATCTCAGCGTCGGCTGACGTTACCCCGAAAATGCGGCTCAGGCTGGACGCTTCGATGAGTTTAGCAACCTCAATCACGTCGTCAGCATCAAGCACATCATCGCCATCAGCAACATCATCAGCGACAACCAGCCCATACCAGTTGGTATACTGCAGGCAGGCATTAACAGCTTGCACGATGGTTTCCACGCTTCCACCTTCGGAAGAGGTCAGCGTCTTCGCCCAGCGGCCAACATAAACCTGCGTCGGCTTCGGCGACTGGCTGAAGAAAACCTGCGCCGCTTCATATTCCGGGCTGTCGACTCCGAAGTCCTCGCCAATGTCATCAACGGACGCATAAAGGCGAACGCGCTCCTGCACCGGAATGACAGTGGAAGAACCGAGGATCAGCAGTGCGCCGAAGTTACGACCAGTAGCCGCTTTCGGCGAGATGATCACATCAACGTTTACAACGTTGGATACAGGTAAGCCCTGCGTCATAGTTTATTCTCCAAAAAAGGTGACTGGCGCTTCCACCAGCGATTTAATGCCGTACTCGCGCACGACCTTCCGGCGCAGGCGCACCGTCATGTCGTAGCGGCGAACCCATTGCTGGTTGATAAGTTCGGGGAAAGGGGTCAGACCGGTATAGTCGCCCAGAGACAAACCAAGCGCGTTCAGCTCAGCATTGTTTTGCGGGACAGATATGCCATCGCGAAAACGGGACGCATAAGACATACCAGCCGGGCCATAGAACGACGCCATGCACTCGAACGTTTCATGCCGCCAGAGCTGAGCGCCCTCGTCGGTCTGATTGGTGAATGCAGGACTGTTATCAATGGGCCACCCGGTAACGCCGAACGCACACCAGTTCGTTTCAACTGACGGTAGTGATGGCTGTTCTTTCTGCCAGCGCGGGCGAACCATCCCCGCAGGCAAGCCGGAAACATTGCGCATCCATCGGCTTAGCAGCCTGTCGAGCGCTTCGTCATAATCAGGATCGCCGCTGGTGGGTGTCAGCCAGCCGCGCTCTGTGCTGGTGTTATTGCTCAACGGGAGTTCCCCCATCAAACGGCAGTAATTCGCAATGTGCCTGGACAAAGCCAGCACCGTAAGCCGTGTACGGGTCGACGAATGTCACACGATAATCACGGTTCTGGTACGTCACGATATCGGCATCACGGCCAGTCTGCCCCTGCGTCAGCCGCTCAGTTGTCACGATGAGAATCGCGCCACTGATAACCTGGCCGGACTGCATACGTCGGTTTTCGAGAGAGCGGTCAACGGTAACAACTCCGGCAAACTGCGTTTTAACTTCGCTGTCGCTGCCGATCCCGTCCTCGTCCACCGTTTGCGCGCGACGCGTTACCCACAGGTTGAAGTCGCAAAAATCGGGGTCAAAAAGTACGTCCGTCACATCAAGATTCGGCATCTTTATCCCTCACAACATGGGTAATGGCTCTGCGATATTGCCCGGTGTCAATTAGCGGTTTCACCAGGTCGGTTCCGGGAGACTCGCCAGCAGCGCGCCGCGCAAGTTCCGCTTTTGCCCCTTTGCGGCCACGGCGTGCACGGGCTTCAACGGTGCTATCAGCAAGCGGTGTAAAGCCGGTAATGGTCATGTAACTCCTGACGCCATTCGCGGCCAGCGTTCCGGCGCGGTTAAGCGCTCTTTCTGCACCCGCCGCATTTCCATCAAGCGCAGCCTGCGCCGCTGCTTTGAGCTGCGGCACCGTCTGTTCCTCTACGGATTTAACGCCGGGGATCAGGTGCGGGCGTGGGGGTATGTTTTGCGCTGGTGAGCCGTATTCGTTGACGTAACCGATCCCCTCATTACCAAACGGAACATCTTCACGCTCGCTGTCTTCCGAAGGGATGCCGACCAGCACATCCTTTTTGGTTAGCGACCGGAGCGCATCCAGAATGGCCTGAGCGTTATCAACCCTCGTTGTTACACCACTTTTGAAACTCATAGCTGGCGACCGCCCGCACCGAACATCGTGATCAGCTGATAAAATTCAGCGCCATATCGGGTGTTATTCCAGAAGCCTGCGTCAGGGTTTAGCGTCGCGCTGGTGTCATAGCTGACGCTTACCTTGTCAACGGACTTGGAGGACTGAACACCATTGGTTGAACCGCCCGGACCGCCAACCAGCATTGCCCGGCTATCTGCCGCCCAGAGCGTCATGTAGTGAGCCACGAACAACTCGACAAAGTACGGAAACAACTCTTTGCCGGTGACGTTTTCGCTCAGCAGCACATCAGCCAGATTCAGACGAAACTGGATTTGTGCTTCGGGATATTTGGCAGGGTCAGCAAACTGTGGAAAGTCGCGCCGAAAATCACTTACTGTTGGCAGGCTTTGATTCTTTGGCATCTTTCGCCCCATTACCGCCAGTCTGGGCGGCAGCAATCTGCGCTTGCAGGCTGTCGTTCTGCTCTTGCAGCTTGAGCAGCGCTTCTCGCAGATCGGCAATCAACTGATCTTTATCGATAATCTGCTTATCTTTGTCGGCAATCTGAGCTTGCAGGCTGTCGATAATGGGTTGCAGATCATCGGTGTCGCTAATCACGCTTTCGGAAAGCTCGGAGTGCGCCTGGGTGAACCAGTGCGACGCGACCTCTTCCGGTACGTTATGCCGTCCCCGGCCAAACTCCCTTTTTGACTGATCGCCGAGCGTCAGCGTAAACGGGGTGTGAACATGGATGGTAGCCAGCTTTTCTTTCGCCATTTTCAGTTCCCTTCTGGCCCCTTTCGGGGCCGTTCTGGTTATCAGATACCGTCCACGTAGGACAGGGTTTCTTTGTACACTGGCTCAACCGCACCGAGCTTGCCGTAGTAGGTCGCAATCTGATACAGACCGCGATACTGGACAGGAACGCTCTGCAACGGCACCAGCGGATAGCGCACGTATTTCTTGTCGTTGGTGTAGGCGATCATACGGTCTTTACCGCCAACCCCACGCCCTTTCAGCCATTTGACCGCTTTGATTTCAAGCGGAACGCCGTTCTGGTGGAAAGCGATAGTGTTCACAGCCAGATAGGTCAGCAGTGACTGGTTACCCGCTTCGGAAACCTTACGGCTCGCCAGCAGTGAATACTGCTCTGGCGGAATGCGCAGATCAGAAGGCACGATGGAATAACCGGATGCTGCCCAGGCATTAGACAGAATGCTGTTCACGCTATCGAGGATCTCGTCGTTGGTTGAGTTCGCCCAGGTCTTCGGCGCATTGTTCAGCGTCACACCGACAAGGTTTGCCAGCCCTTTCAGGCCGAGCGCATCATCGCCGATGTAAACCTGCTCGTCGTTATCCATCTGCCATTTGAGCTGCATCCCGTCGTACTTCTGGGTATCAATCGGGCGACCTACCTGCTGAGCTGCTGCCAGCTCTACAACGGTCCAGCCCAGTTCCATACCCCAGAGGTTCAGTGGATTGCCGTCTTTGCTGATATCCACGTTCACGCCAGCAATAGCGGTGGAGTCTTTGCCTACCCAGTTTTTACCATTCGGATTTGCGCCAGTACCAGCAGCGCCAAAACTGGTGTTAGTCCAGCTGGAAATGTCATCTGCGATAGAAACGTCTTCACGCAGCTGAATATCGCGGGTCCAGGTGTAACCCACCAGCGGCAGGTTCAGCGTCTGGTCGAGTCGCTCCAGCTCCCCGATGAGAAAGGCACCAGAGCTATCAACGGTTGCCTGATCAAAAGTAATCATTCGTCTGTTCCTTAAATCTTCCAGGAGATTTCTGCATTGCCGTTAGCGTCACCGGCCCCTGTGAATTCGGCGTTGGTCAGCGCCACGTTTTTGCCACTGACGGACGTGGACATGAAGCCGCCCAGCGGCACTTTGATGGATTCATCAGTGGAGACGACAACGTATACCGGGTCGCCTTTTTTGATGGTGCTGGCATCAAAATCAGAACCGAGATTAACGGTCATGTAGCCACGCTTCATGGCGTCACCCGGGAAGTTCTTATCCGTCCCCACCTGGCGAACCATGTCTGGCTGTGATGTGGTCGGATACGGACGAACGTAGATCCCCTTCACCTTGTCGGCGGTGTCACCGTCCGCCAGCGGCACGAAAAAGCCGTCAGCGTCGTATTTGCCAGCCAGACCATAGGCAGCGAAGGCGTTAGCGGATTTAAGGATCACCGGCTCGACGGTTAAGTCCTGCGGGCGAGAGATAGCCCCGGCAATGCCAACAGGCATCCGGTACAGATATGCAGTCATTGGATTATCCTTTGCGGTTAGACCAGAAGTCGGCGTTTTGTTTGTTCAGGGAAGCGATGCTGGTCATGCCCATATTTGGACGTTGTGCATCGCCCGTGGTGCTGCGGGTGTTTCGCCCTTTGGCAATCTCTGACACGGCGTTAAACGCCATATCGACCGATTGCTTGGGCAATTTGCGGATATCTGCATCACCGACAACCTGGCGAACCAGTGTTTTGTCAGCGGCAGCCAGCACATCACGTTTGAACGCGGTCGGTTTCACCTTACGGCTCAGATCGATACCCGGGACGATAACCTCGGCACGATAGGCAGAGTCACCGGTAATCGTGGTTTCCTCTTCGTCGTCCTCGCCGTCGCCGGTCGGATCTTTTTTGTCTTTTTCGTCAGGCTTATTGTCGTTATCGCCCGTCGCAGTTCCTTCGAGCTTAGCCAGCAGGGCTTTGAGCAAGGTTTTGATATCGTCCTCGCCGTCGCCGGTTGGATCTCCGCCCATTTCCGGCTTTTTGTCCGGCAATGGTTGCTGCGGTGAAAGGTTAATGTTGAGGTTAACGCCGCTCGGCAGATCCCCTTCGTCACCCGTTACCGCCGCTGGCGCAGAGTCCAGCAGTTCGTTCATGGTGTCAGCATCACCCGTTTTGATGGCCGTGCGCATGCGGGTCCACCAGCTTTTCTTTTGATTTGCCATTGTGTCTCTGTCTCCAATTGCACAACGATTTCCGGCTCTGCCTTTAGGGACAAGAGCCACATGGTTTCCGGTAATATCGACCTGCTCGGCTTTACCTGGCTCGGTCTGCTCGTACTCCGCGTCATAGCCGCACGACACTTCGCGCAGACCATCTTCGATAAGCTGAATGGCGCTTTCGTCTTTGACGATAAGGTCTGCCAGCATCAAATCAGACTGGTCACCAGTCCCGCGCCGAACGTTCTGAAGATGCCCGACCGCAAGCTCTTTCCAGTTCTCGGGGTTGACCAGCCGCACATTTCCGTTTTCATCTTCAGGATGCAGGATCGTGATGCTCATCCCTTCGAATGAGGCGAGCGTGGCCGGATGGAATACCTGCTCAGGAGAGCGCGTTACGACTATTTCACCGAACTTATCGGGTTTCAGTTTTGGCAGGTCATCAGCACCATAGAGCTGCTTACCTGTTCGTCCTATCGGCACGTCTTTGCACAGCAGCGAGCCGTCAGCCAGCTGATAGCGGGTTTCCCCCAGCCGGGTGTAGAAGAAATATTTCATCCATCCGCCGCCTTAGTGGATTTAATAAACTCACGCAGCAGATGCTTTATCTGACGCGCATTACCACGACCTATAAGTTGGCAGCGCTTTGCTCTATCACCAACAGATTGATAAATAGCCTCTACGCCATTGTATTTAGCAGTGATGCGCGTAGCTTCGCTGGCCTGTTCTTTCAGGAAATAGATTGTTTTTTCCATGGGTTACCTGCAATTCAGGCGAGATAGGGATGAGGTGTCGGGAATACGATTTCTTTGTAGCAACGGCAGTTAGGTAACTCCCCGGCGTGACCGGTCATGCCGTCAAGCGTTGGAGGTCGGCCCCATTCGACAAACTTCCCTTCCATCTCTCGATGAGAATGCCGGACGTCGCCATCTTCGGCTGTACGCCAGATATAACCATTCGAGCCGATTGACAGCGCACGCGCCTGATCCAGTGCACCGGTTGCGCGCCCAAGCTCAGTCCGGGCGATAAGGTTCGCTCGTGAGCGTGACACGTCACCGGAAGCAGCTATCTCTTTCGCGAATGGCTCAGCGCGGCCACCAGTCACAACAGCCTCGATGGCTTTGTTCTGAATGTCATACACCCGATCGGCGGCCTCAAGAGGCAGCGATTTAATGTACTTAATTTGCTCGGCAACGATGGATTTCATCACCTGGCCTACCGGGGCGCGGTCAACCATGTTGCGCAGCTCTGCGCTGATGTTCCGGCTGTGCTGACGCCACTGCTTTTCATTCTGGCGCGCTATGTCTGCGGTGAAGTTCTCAGCAACCTTCGTCGCCCAGGGGGTGATGATTTCGCTGTAGCGCTCCAGCGCATCCATTATTTCGGTGACGCTATCGTTTGAACCATCGTAGCGCCCATTTACGATATCCCCGACCGCCCGCGCTATCTGCCGTAGGCTCGTTCGATATCGGATCTCCGCCTGGCGACTCTGGCGGTTTGTCGCCAAGTTCGCCGATGCCTGGCGGCGCTTCGTCTTCGGCATTCTCGATATCCTCGTCGGTAATGGATGCCCCGATGCCGGTGACGTCAGAGTTTTCGCGCAGGTCGGTCATCGCCGCCTTACGCGTCATCAATCCGTCGCCCAGCGCGGTACTGATCGCGTTGGTGGTGTTTACGGCCACCGTTGATCGGTCAACGTCTGACATTTGCCATAGCGGGTTAAACTCAAACGTGAAATCGTCCGGCAGCGGCTTTCCGAGTTCCGAGCGGTGCATAATGTCCAGTATCCGGCGCATCGGCAGCCGTAAGCGGCGCTCCTGCAATGAGCTCACCCGGTCGTAATAGTTGGCGAGGTCTGCATCACCAGTAGAGAAGCCTTTCGGGGATTGACCGAACAGGCGTACCAGCGGGATACCAACGGCACCGCTGATCTGCTCAGCAAACTGCGAAAGAATGTCATCCAGACCACTAAAGCTGTACTGGTGGGTTTCGAACTTATCCCGCGAGTCCATGAGCGTCATACCTTCATTGCTCTGGAACTGGCGGATCAGGTCGATGTTCTTCAGCAACGCTTCGAACGCCGGGCCTCCAAGCGCGATAAGCTCGCGCAACTTCTCCACGCTATAGGTACGCAGATGCGCTTTATAGACCAGCTGCGCCGCGCCGACAGTAGCGCTATCGAACGCAGTAAGCCGATCCCAGATACGCTCTACAACCGACATTCCCCATTCGTTTTCGGTCATCTTCTGCTGGAATGGCAGCGTGACGCCATCAAAGCGGATCAGGCGGCTGTGATGGATGCGCCAGGCCGGAATGCCCGTTGCGGTGGTCACCACGTCGTAAAACTCAGGCTTGCCGAGGTCCGGCCCCATCTCTTTAATGCGGCGTGTCAGCACCGGGTTAATCATCCAGCGGTCGAGCGGGAGAATGCCCTTAAACTTGCCCTCGCCAATGGTTTCGAGTCGCAGCGGGGTCATTGGTGCTTGCCCCTCGATCATGATGAAGCCGACCGCGCCGCCGTAGAGGCGCGACCATTTCAGCACGTCGTTCAGCGCATCCCAGATCTGCAACTCATCCAGTTGCGCTTCGAGGGTGCCACGGTCTTTGGCGTCAATCTCCGAAGTGATGCGAATGCCCTTTCGGGTCATATCGTCCGGGATAGCGTCGACCGCTTCACCGATAACCCACGAACCGCGATATGACCATTCCACCAGCATGCGGTTGCGGCTGGTGGAGTTCGCCCGGTAGGTCGATGCTGAATGCTGGTTAGGCGTCTGCATCCCAACACGGGCGACGAAGTTCTCGTAGCCGTCAGCGGTGGGCTGTGCCGTTCGCTGAGAGGATTGCTTGTTTCGTGCCATCAGGCCTGTCTCCCTAGCAGCTCCCAGATGTTCAGGGCTGAATTCATTGGCGCGTAGCTGATCATCACCGAGTCGGCGAGGTTCGGCGACTTGGTGCCATCAGGCTGTTTATCAACAACGATTTTCCCCACGCCATTAATGGAGTAGGTCGGCTGCGACAGCTCGATGATGAGTTTGTCTTTGCTCGCCATGGCGCTGCTGATTGAGATGATTTCGTCCGGGTTGTAGGCCATGCCCTCAACCACGGCGCGATAGGTGTTCTGGAAAAGCTTGCGTAAATGCCACCAGCTCTGGGCCTTGGCGTTGGCGAAGAAGTCCTTGTTCAGGCGTGCGGCCTGTCCGTTGTCCCCGCGCACCGCTTCATCGTCCGGATCAAATACCGCGCCGCTACCACGAAACGGTGTGGCGAGTATTGACGGTCGGCGCGCAGCGTTACGCAGTTCGTTGATGGCGCGTGCATCGCCGCGAACGCCAGCGCCCAGGCCGTCCTCGTCGAAGCGAAATTCTTCGAGGTTGTCCTGTTCGCAAAAGCCGAAGACCTTCTCAACGGACTGGTAAATGTCGCTGCCCACGCCGGACCATTCACGCACGTTCTCCAGAAGGAAGCCGTGACGGGTCGAAAAGGCATTTTTGTCCCGGCCTTCGTCGGCGACGTCCATCGCGCCCAGTCGCTTGCCCGTTGGCTGAATACCAAGTTTGATATGCGCGTCGACGGCAGCCTGTACCCAGTCGGACGGGATCAGGACGCCTTCCGCAGATGCGCTGTAGTTCAGGTCAAGTTCCTGCGCCACCACCACCGGATTGTCGATTTTCTCGCACTCCCTGCGATACCACTCTTCATCCTTGCGAGGATCATCCCGCCAGTGGAATGTGAATACCGGTATCTTCCCGCCGTGACGCTTCTGCGCGAACGGGTTCGCCATGCCATTAACCGAGCTCAGGTCAATACGGCAACGGGTGGTTTGCGACAGCGCCGCATCAATCAACAGAGGACGCTGGAGGAATGCAGCTTCATCCACCAGGTAGAGCGTGGTACGGTCACCACGACCGATATTGTCGCCAGCCTCGCCTTTGATGACCGCGCCAGTATCGGGAAACTCAACGCGCATATACGGCGCATGCTTCTTCTCGTCCCACGAACCACGAAACTCGATGGGCAGTGTTTCCACGAACTTTCGCGCCTTCCAGAACAGCGCCTTCGGGTCACCGGTGCTGTCGACGTATTCCTCTTTACGGGAGCCGAAACCGATAACCATTTCTTTGTTGAAGAGACAAAGCGAGCAGGCCAGCCCGATCGCGGTCCAACTGAGCCCCATTTCGCGGCTCTTTTCGGTGATGCCGTTCTCCAGTCGTTCGCGCCGCTCCATGATCCAGTGAATCCACTCTTCCTGTTTCGGGAACAGCAGAAAAGGGATGGTGACCGGCAGGCCATAATCGATGTTACGCGGGTCAGTAGTCATACCCCAGTCGATGATGAACTGTGCCGGGTTGGTGCGATAAAACTGCTTTAGCGCTGGCAGCATTTCAGGGTTCTGGCGAATGCGCTGTAAGCGCTCCATCCGCCATTCAAAAACCATCTGGTAATCAGGGTTTCTGAAATCGAATTCAAACGGGAGAGGCATGATCACCCCATCATCTTGCGGTAAATCTCTGCGGCCTGATCTGCGGTGAGGTTGGTCGTCTCGGTCTTGATCGGGCCGCCATCCTTGCCAGTGCTCTCAACCTTCAGCTTATTGGTGTAAGCGTCGCCAACCTCTTTCGCGGCCTGTTCGATAAGCTGCGCCGTCAGGGAGAAGTTTTTCATCCCCTCGGTTTTGGTTGCCATGCGGTCAAGCACGCGGAGGCGATAGGATTTGTTCGCTATCGGAATGTCGCTGGTTTCGGTCAGGAACCGTTCGCGCGTCGCGTGGAACATCTCGATCCACTTTTTGGCGAGCGTCTTACCGCTGGCCTTCGTGGGGTCGTGAGATTCAGCCTGCTGGCGGGTGATCCTGATCCCGAATTCTTTTTGGACAGCCTCGACCACCTGCGATGGCGTGTCATAGCACGCAAGCGACTGAATGATGAAGGCTTTCACATCAGGTTTTAATGCAGCCATAAATCACCATTCGTCTTATACAGTCCAGTATTTAAGCCAGTCGCAGCATGCACGTCCCGCACGCTCTGGCAATATCGAGATGAGCAACCTCCGCTGGCTGATTCGCCGCATCAATCATTTCCTGCACGTCCCGGCTCGCACCGTAACGGCGAACCACGCCCACAAACTCTTCCACGTCATGGCCGCGCAGCTTCAGCTTTGGCTGCCCTTCCTGCGTGAACTTCGGCGCACCAAATTCATCTGTCGCTTGGCAGATGTGATAAAGCTCGTGCTCTATCAGCGCGCAGAATTCCAGATCGGAACATTGCGAGCAGTAATCGGCGGCCAGCGTGATGATGAACTGCGGCACCCTGCCGAACCATTCATACATCTGCTGCTCCATCCGCGCTTTCTGCCAGCCTCCGGCCCGCATTGCCACTTCTTCCGCCTGCCCCAGCACGGAACGCCCTTTCTTCTCGAAAGCGTTCGATGCCCAGAGAAAGCACAGATCCGCTTCAAGCAAATGCTGGTGGTCATGGTTGTAGAGGTCACCCTCATCGCTCAGGATGTGCTGATTCAGCCACTCGCCAACGTCATTAGCGGGCATAATGCTGATGTACGGCTTCGGGTCAGGTGGCATCGTAAAATGCGCTGGTGGGTGTGGTCTGTTCATGAATAATTCCAGTGCTCCATTATCGAAGCCCCTCAATGAAGGGCTTCTGTAATGCCGCGATCAGCCAATAAGTAATTCCGGCTGCGTTACCTGCATGATGTGCTCATGTTCGAGCTCCAGGACGCGCTTCTCTTTCTTCCGCTCGTTCATCAAACGGCTTCCGAACGTGCCTTTCAGCTTTGAGCGCGTTTCTTTGATGGCGTAGCGATGCTGCAATTCTTCACCCATCGCCATGCGCCGGTTTAGCTGCTCTGCCATCCAGTTGAATGCTGCGATATAGCTCTCCTTGATTGCCGCAGCAGCTTTCCCGGTGAACCCCATCACAACCATGATCCAGCCATCTTTCGTCAGGCTGTACATCGGGCGAACCTTGCCCTGCTCATCGATATAATCAGCCGACGCAAAATTGCGTTGGCTAAACTCACGCGAGCAATCAGCCTTAACCTGCTCGATTTTCCTGAGAACATCACCGTGTCGCTTGCCGAAGTACTTGGCAATTTTTCTGGATGTGGTAACGACCTCTCCGTTTTTGGCTTGCACCATTTCTCGGAAGTCGAAGGATGGAATAACTGAATGATTATTCATAGCGTCTTTACCTTTTAGAAAGTGAGCCTGTCTCTGGTTCCGTGATTTTTGTGATATTGCAACTGCATCTCGGCAGCCTTTCTTGCTTTCACCGCTTCACGGAAATCATCGAAGTAACCAATATGCTTCACCTTCCCAGAGACGTTTATCTTTGCTCTCCACTTTCCCCGCGCTTTATACCAACCTACTCCTGGGATACCGGTTTTATTTGTGGAGTAAAGGCGCAAATTTTTGCTATTGGCTGCCGAAGTTACTGATCGCAAGTTGTCTATGCGGTTATCACTCCTATCGCCTGAAATGTGATCAATCTCATTATCAGGCCAGTAGCCGTAATGTAACGCCCAGGCTACACGATGAGATCTATATAACCGGCCGCATATCCCGATACGCAAATATCCATCGCTATCACGTGCGCCTGCTACTTTTCCAGCAAAATTAGCATTGGTCGCCCGCCAAGAATTTTCGGTCTTAAAATGAATTTTTGGTCGCTGCTTCCAACGGATAACACCAGTATCTGGTGCGTATTCCAGTGCTTCTTTCAGATATTCGATAGAAATATCATTCATCGGATTTACCTTTTAGTGATGAACCTTGTCTCACAGGAAATCCGGCCCTCAGATGCTCCGACAGCCAGCCGGTATCCTCAAGGGTCATCCTGAAAGGTTCTGAGTGGTAATATGCGCGTGAGATGCGCTGTGAAATTCAGATGTAAAAAAGCCCCGCATCGCGAGGCTCATTAAATGGACTTTGTGATTTGCAAAAAAAATTATTTCAGGCATTGCGTCCTGATGTACTCCTGCAGGTAGTTAACCTGCGCGGTTATCTTGTCGATTCCACTTCGGAGACGGTAATAATTGAGTTCAGCATCTGCTGTAAGTCTTGGGCTTTCTCCATCGCCCATGCCGCTGGCTCCGGTCGTTGACTTTGCACAGGTGGCGGCGACTTGCAGCCGCTTACGGCCAGCAATGACATCGCTATGCAGACGCTCAATGGTTTCTTTCGCATCAGCCAGTTCTCCGGTGTATTTGGCATCCAGTGCAGCGACATCACGCTGGCGGGTCTGCATGTCTTTAATGGTGGCGGTCGCCAGGAGGAGTTTCTCAGTGGCCTTATCGCGCTGGTCTCTGTAAGTGATGGCGTTGTCGCGGTAGTGGTTCACGAAGAAAGCCAGTGCGCCGATTAACGCCAGCACCAGCAACTGCAGCCAGTAACGCTTAACCAGTGCGCTAATCATGACAGGAACAGAGCTCGCTCTGCCTTGCGGCGATTCGTGAGCCCCGGCATCACCTTTCCGCCTGATTTATTCCAGCGCAGAAATTCATCTGCCGCGCCTTTTATATCGCCAGCATTCAGCTTTTTCAGCAGTGTAGATGTGGAAAGAGCACGCGACCCAACGTTGTAAGCGAACGACACCAGTGCGTCGAACTGGCCTTGTGTCAGCTTCACCCTGACAACTTTCAGCACGTCATTCTCATAACCAACAAGCCCTGTTTTCAGAAGCCTGTCAGCGGTTTGCTGGTCGATAGTCATACCGCGCTTTACTGGCTTTCCGTCAACCGGATGGGTCCAGCCATAGCCGATGGTCCACGGCGCATCTCCCGTTCCGGGGTCGGGGTAAGCAGTCAGCCGACAACCTTCAAATTTTTTTATCAGAGCAATTCCGTCAGGACTGGTTTGCATCGTCAACTCCCGCCTTTTTTGCTGCAAGTTTTTTAATAAGATTGCCGATCGAATCGGTGCCGATGTATCCAATAAAGACGCTGGCTATGTAGGCGAGGTTGCTGCTCAGGCCGATAAAGTCCAGAAGGTCACGAACGAACCAGGCAATCATCGCGCACATCAGCGCATCAATTAGCGTTTTTGTTACCGCGCCGCCGTTATAGCGACCACGCAGATACGCCATGATAAAAGCCAGCATTGCACCAATACCCTGCTCCTTGGCGGCAAGTAGCGCAGCGATGAAATCTTGTTTGTATGGCATTTTCATAGGCCTCACCTCCGATTTTTCGGATGGCGCTGTGTGTGTATGAAAAGGATCAGGCTTCACTGGCTGGATTTTCAACAAAGCACGTAGTGATTGATTCCCGTGAGCCTGAAATAAAAAACCCGCTCAAGGCGGGAATGTTAGGGTGTGGCAATGTCAGCTCTGCGGCTGAAGATACCCTGGCTGGGTTTTTGGTGCCGGTTAACGGATTTGAACCGCTACCTATTCACTTACAAGGCGACCGCTCTACCATTGGAGCTAAACCAGCATGTTTGGCGGGACAGCGTGGACTCGAACCACGATAAGAAGGTTAACAGCCTTCCGTAATGACCTTTATACGACTGACCCAAATAAAAAAAGCCACCGTTGCAACTTAAGAGTCACTAACGGCAGCTTACCCTCTAATTATGGCTAAATGGCTAATTGCATGTCAAGGTTTTTAACAGCAACATGCTTAACTTTCTCAACACGTTTACGCATTTTGAAAGCATTTTGCATTGGTTGGTACAAAACAAATAATGACGCTTTCAGGATATCGTCAATTTCGTTTCTACAGGTTGCCAGTGAAGGTTTTCTCCATCCCTCGCCACCGCGTCCACACATCTTGCGTGGCTTTGCAGTCGCGTGATAGTAGGATGCAATTGCTCGCTTAGATGAACCATGAGCGTAGTAGCTGAGGAGGATGCCAAAGGCTTTCTTGTCAATGTACATGACGGAATCAACGACCTGAGAAATCAACATTCCATCATCATCATTACACATTGGCCTTGTCATAATTCTTCCCGGCTCTACGCTCTCCATGAACTTCGCTATTACGCTGCTCATGCGCTTTTCCAGACGACCTGAATAAACCCATGCGCCCCACAGTTCAAGCCAGCCATTCAGCCACTCGTGCTGCTCTTTGGTGAGGTTTAGTTCTCTTATGCTCATCGTCTTCCCCTCTTGCCTTGTTTGACCATCAGGACGCCGTTAACTATTACGTGACGCTCGCCTTTGCTGTCTCGGTTGTACTTGAGCACTGTTCCTCTTGCGCAGGAAAGCATCCTCGCCACTTCGGTCTGATTGCCTCGTGTCTGGATAAGAAGCTCTGGTATCGTTTGAATTGTGGCGTTCATGCGTTCTCCAGTTCGGTGATTTTTATTCCAAGCCGTCCGCCTGGTACTTTCACACCACGAATTACGCGAATGTCATCGAATTGCTCGTCGTCTTCCGCAAATCCGGCGTGGATAAGGGAGTCGAGTAAACCTTTCAGGATGTTGTCGAGGTCGCGGCGGCGGGAATCTGGAACGTCTGCGATGACTTTGATACGGAGTCGTGATTTGGTGAAAATGTCTAACTTGAGTTGGCGAATGATTTGCTGAACGTCTTTTCGGTATTTCTGGCCTTTATCGCTGATGTAGTATTGGCTTCCCCGTCTTCTCCAGTAGGTATTCAGCGACGGCGGGTATGGAAGCACAAACTGATATTCGTTCATGGTTTAATCTTCCCCTCCTTCAGCAGTATCGCCTGCGTCCTGATCACGCCTTCGAGGTGGTAAAGTCTGGCGTCTTTGTTGTCGAGGTTATGGGTGCGTCGGTCGATCTCCGCGTGGCAGTCGCTACAAGCCCATGCGCCGATCAGGTCGTCAGGTTTCATTCCCGTTCCGCAAATTCCAGCCATCCGGTAATGTGCCAGAACTGTAGTTTCAGGATTGCCATTGCATACGCCGTAAATACGTACCTGACATTCTCTGCCGCGTGCTTCTTTGCGTAGATTGGCCATTAAGCAGCCTCCCCTGTTACTTTCAGCATTCCGTTATCGAGCAGCTTTCTGGTCAGCCACTGTTGACCACGCCCGGTGATTTTTGTGGTGAACGATATCTGTATTCCGTGATTTGTGTTGACCGCTGTTTCTTTCACTGTGAAATAGCCGCGCTCCATATATTCCTGCATTGGCACATTGCGCCGGGAACCTGAAGCAATAAGGATTTTGTGATCGCGCATCCACGCAAACAGTTTGTTTGGACCAATACCAACAACCTTTGCAAAGTTTCCAATCAAAATTCCGCTGGCCTCGCCAACGCGATCGGCAAACTCAACTTTAGGTGCGGCAATTGCGAGCTGGTTTTCCAGTTGCATTTTCTGCTCAGCAAGATCAGCAGCAAGGCGCAACGCTTCTGGTAGCGTTTTGGGGATATTAACCGCAGCTTCTTCAAGCTCTCGCCAACGGTCAACAAGACGAGCGGTGAATTCCGGCGACAACTGAGCGACGACAATAATGCTGTCTCGCTTACCTTGTTCGCCCTCAAAAACGTAAGCCTCTACGCCACGAAGTAATCCTAAGTTATTGATTTTTTCGAAAACCACCATTGGGGGATTTCGGATCACACCTCGAGCCGCCAGTCGTTCAATAGATTGTTTCACCTTGTCATGACGACTTCCCACCAACTCAGCGATTTCAATGCTTGTCATTTTGATGGCATTGCCATTTATTAACTCATTCATCGTCTTCTTCCTCGTACATTGAGCTATTCGGATCGCTCATCAGCTCTGCGCAGCAATCGGAGCACACGTGAACTTCCAGCACATGCAGCTTCTGACCGCAGTTAGCGCACGTTAAAGCCCGCTCGACGCTTTCTTTCTGGTATTGAAGGGATTGGGATGGGCTAAGCATTATTGGCGTCCTGCATCATGAGAAAGACAATCATGGCGGCGCGGAGTGGATTAGACTGATACTGAATTCCGAACTTTTGACAAGATGAAATCGCATCACACCACTCGTGATATTCGCCTTCATATCTCGTATCGGTACTATCAAACATTATGCTGATTTTGTTTTCAGTGATAATTGGCCACGCATATTCAGGATTATTGCAAGGATTGAAGCAATTTCCGTTTGAAGAACGGAAGCCATTAATATCCCTTTTTTGCGTCTGCCAAATAGGACCTCTTTCGTCAGTGGGGATCTCAGAATCGAAATCTGCTTCGTCATCAGGTATGAAGAAATGCTCCTCCATATCTAAAGCCTCACATACTCGCTTGTTAATTTCAAAATCACTTAACTGTGAATAATCCATTGTCATTTCCTCGCACGATGCCTTAGCCACCGGATATCCCACAGGTGAGCCGTGTAGTTGAAGGTTTTTACGTCAGATTCTTTTGGGATTGGCTTGCGTTTATTTCTGGAGCGTTTCGTTGGAAGGTATTTGCAGTTTTCGCAGATTATGTCGGTGATACTTCGTCGCTGTCGTCTCATTCGTACCTCCTGTCGGTAAATCTGACACCCTGACCAATAGCCCATGCTGTTGTGTACTCGATCAGACTTGCCATACGCTTCACGCTCATCTGCGCGCTGCTTTCGCGAATGTTGACGTATTCGCCTTCAAGGCCGGGCAAAACATCAGCTTCCTGCTTTGTTGCCACTGCATGACCGCTTATCAACAAAACCTTCCATTGTTCTGGTTTTAACCATTTGCCGCACCATTGAACCTGACTTGCGATATCCGCCAGCATCGCGTGAAATTTTGCGTTCTGGTCAAGGTTGCGCTTGTAGTCAGTAATGCGGATGGTAACTGGCTTGTCTTTATCGAGTGGTGTTGCGAGGATGGCGGTGATTGCGGTTTGCTGTTGTTGCTTACTCCTGAGGAAAATTGTCTGTTTCATGGAATTCCTCAATATGTGTAAAGGCTATATCCGTTTTTATTTGTCCTGGTGCCATAGCCATATAGGCTCCAGTCATCCTGTTTTCTCTCACCAAAAATATGCTTGCGGTATTCTTCCTGCTGGCGTCTCCATATTTCCATCATGTCTGGCTGGTTCTTTTCTCGCATTTTTCGAATCTGCTCAAGGATGAACTCTATTTGCTGCTGATTTGTCATGCTCACTCCTTTACTTTAAATCCAGACTCCGAATAATTCTGTTGCGCTGAAACTCATTGTTGAGTTTGGACAACCGTCGAAGAACACGGTCACGCGGATAGCGTCGTGCAGCAGGTGAATGCTCATACAACTCATCAATCGGCAAACTGGACGATGAACGATACCGATACCAACGCACCAACTCTTCACGAAAATTAGCCCTGACAAGCTCAGCTATCGTACTCATTTCTTAAAGCCTCCAATTCCCTCTCCCCCAAATAAAAAGGCCTGCGATTACCAGCAGGCCTGTTATTAGCTCAGTGATGTAGATGGTCATTGCCTTACCTCCATAAGCGCCCTATTAATAAACGCCGTCATTGGATTTGCACATCCCCACCCCGTACCATCTGGATTTCTTTTAATTGGCTCCTTCTTCACTTTGCGTTTTGCATAAATAACCGTCTTCCACTTACGCTCAACAACACTCAAATGTCCTTGTTTCACCATATGCCTTGCTGCTTGAGCGATTCTGTTATTTGGTATTCCGGTGATCAGTGCTAATTCATGTGGGGAGAATTGTTCATGAGTTTTCAGATATTCCAGGATGATTTCTTTTCCAGTCACGATCTGCTCCTGTAACTATCCCATGTAAACGCAAGAGTGCACCCTCCGCCATCATTCATCCTGTCAATAACACGCTCACCAATGAATGCCGAAAGTTCATCTTTGCTCTGATTACTAATCAGGATTGTTGGCTTCATGTATTCATATCTGGTGTTGATAATTTCGAACATGATTAGCTTTTCAGCATCACTGCCGAACTGCACGCCAACCTCATCGATTATTAACAAGTCAGGATGCGTAAATTGCCTAATGACTTCTTCTTCAGTTCTGGTTGCGGCCTTAGACCATGTTGATTTGTACTCTCTGGCAATTTTCAACGCAGTGGTAAATATCACAGAGCTTTGATGCTCGATAATGGCGTGCCTAGCGATAGCCAGTGCAAGGTGGTTCTTTCCAGTTCCAGGCTTACCACACATGACCAGTCCGCCACCTTTTTGAAGGCGTTCAGGCCACTTACTGGCATATGCCTGGCATACCTTAAGAACTCGCTTTGCATCATCGTTAACAGGCTCATAATTCTGAAGAGTGCAATTTTTGAACCTCTCTGGAATATTGAGAGAATTCAACAAATATTCAATTTTTGATTGTCTTGCTCTTTGTTCTGCCTGCTCACGTTCAATCTCTTTCTTACGAATTTTCTCCTCAAGGCACTGTGGGCACTCAGATTTACTTGAAGTAATTCTTTTTCCTGAGATGGTCAGATATTTCTCATAGGAAGTATATTTACCGTGTTTCTCGCACTCTTCCACTGTGCTGGTAACTGACATTCCATCTGATACTGATCCAATTTTGCTAAACTCAAGTTTCTGTTTCAGATCAGAAATGTCATTGATTTTTGAGTCTACAAGTTGCCTTTGCAGTGCCAGATTGTAACCATTTGTCGTATTCATATTCACTCCTGCGCCCATGAAGGCATTTCAGTTTGCCCGTAATCTTTGGCGGCAAAGTTTTCCTGCATAGCTCGCTGCTGCGGCCTCGGTTGAGATTTCCCCTTTGGAGTCTTGGGTTCAAAAATCCCCTGCCAACCACTGGCGATGCTCTGGTTTATAATTTCTTCAGGTGTATATCCCTTCTCCAGACTTCTGCTTAGAACGTTGATAGCCTGAGTGACGCTTTGCTTAGACTTGATCGACTTACCTATCTCCTTGCGATAGGTAACCCACGACAACCATGTTTCTGCCGATAACCAATCAGGCAACTCTGTTTCTAGCGGGTCGAACTTCTGAGAAATTTTTTTGGGGGATATAGGGGGTTTATTAATATTTTCTTTTGTCTTTAAAGAATGTCTTTTGTGTGTCTCTAACTTCGAGACATTGAGTGTCTCTAACTTCGAGACATTGAGTGTCTCTAATTTGGAGACATTTTTTGTCTCTAACTTCGAGACAAAGTTGCTAACTTGGAGACACTTGCTGAATTGCCACGCAGATACCTCCCTGTTTACACCGATTTGATTTCCATCCATAAACAGGCAATTCATTGAAATCAGTTCTTTTTTAGCCTTGTTAACATTCTGCCTTGATAGTCCTGTTAACTGAGCAATTTGCTCATCGGCTATTCGATCTGTTTTCTTATTGAATCCATATGTTTTCCGGACGTAGGCCAGCATAACTTTCAACTGGCGAGCGGTTAAATCGGCACTTGCGATAGCTTCCAGCAGCTCGTTAGCGAATCTGGTGTAACCATCATCGATATCAGCCACTCTTAGCTCCTGTTCGGCAAAGTTACCTCTGCCGAAGTTGAGTATTTTTGCTGTATTTGTCATAATGACTCCTGTGGATTGATCCAGTAATTACCTCAGAATTCCATCTGGATTTGTTCAGAACGCTCGGTTGCCGCCGGGCGTTTTTTATTGGTGAGAATCGAAGCAACTTGTCGTGCCAATCGAGCCATATCGTCGTCAACGACGCCCCATTCAAGAACAGCAAGCAGCATTGCCATCTTCGGCAGCCACGTTTCTTTCCAGCGGGTTATCTGTGCCTTATCAACGCCGATCTCTTTAGCTACGTTGTTGCCACCTTTCATAGCGATACGGTTAAGCAACCAGGACTCAATGCGACGGGCATTGACCTTGTTGCGGTTAATTGAGTTTTCCATTTGTTAAATTCCTAGAGTGTTAAATAGTTAAATAGGCCAATGTGCAGACACGCATAGCCTTTAAGACTTGTTGTTTTGAATCGCCCTTTTTCAGGGCTTAGATGTGATAAGAGCGGGTGTTACTTAGGCTGCGCTGGTAGTTGGTGGGAAAACGTCATCAAGGGAGCAATTGCAACCGAGACGGTTCAGGCCCTCGACAATAAGGCGACTTTCCGGCAGACCAGGGGTGCGGATATCAAGCTCATAATTGGCAATTCGCGACTGCCCCCAGCCTATGGCAGAAGCCAGAGCGGCTTGCGAAATCCCAATTTTTTTTCGCTGCTCTGCAATGTTGTTCATATCAACCTCCAGTGGTTAGATGAATTAATTATTCACGATATGTGATTAACTGTCAACACCATATTGTGTAGATACCACAATCACATGGCGTGATATTATTGAGGCATGAAAACTATGCATGAAATTATCGGCGAGAGGATAAAGTCCCTTCGCGAAGCTAAAGGACTCAGCCAAGCAAAGTTAGCCAACCTTTGCGGCTGGGGTGCGCCTTCACGACTGGGGAATTATGAGCTTGGCACGCGAAAAGTTAGCGCTGATGATGCGTTAACGCTTGCTGAGGTTCTTAAGGTGTCTCCTTCGCTTATTCTTTTTGGCGAAGACAATGGGCCAGTATTCCAGAAATTTGAGTACCCGGTTTTCTCGCATGTACAAGCTGGTATGTTCTCACCTGAATTTCGCACATTCACCGAACGTGATGCAGAGAGATGGGTAAGCACGACAAAGAAAGCCAGCGACAATGCATTCTGGCTTGAGGTTGAAGGCCATTCCATGACGGCTCCTGCTGGTTCAAAGCCTAGCTTCCCTGAAGGAATGCTAATTCTTGTAGATCCAGATGAACCGGTTGACCCTGGTGATTTCTGTATCGCCAGATTAGGTGGCGATGAATTCACGTTTAAGAAACTGATCAAGGACAGCGGGCAGATATTTCTCCAGCCATTGAATCCTCAATTCCCCATGATGCCGTGTAATGAGCACTGTCGGGTTGTTGGTAAGGTTGTTGCGTCACAGTGGCCTGAAGAGACGTTTGGGTGATAAGAGAATATCTGATAGTAGGCGTGGTTACTTTGCTCTCGGTTGTTGCGATCGTGCTTATGGTGGCCTGATGAGACGTTTGGGTGATGAGAGGTCAAGCTCTAATGGCTTGCGATAATCAACGGACAATTTTTCTAATTTATATTAAAATAAGGGATGTTCAATGAGTAAGTTTGGGTGTGATATGAGTAGGCAAATTACCGTTTTCGATGACGCATCACAGTTAACATTTGATGATTTCGCCAGGGAGAATGGTGTTACCTATTGGTTCGCATCTGATCTGGCGATGATGCTTGGGTATAATGGTATGGACCAGATACTAAAAGCCATCAACAAGGCAACGTCTGTATGCGTTAACCTTGATATCCCCGTCTACGACAACTTCATTCAGATGCCTTCTGAGAATGCGCAAAATGACTTTAAATTAACTCGATTTGCTTGCTATTTAACTGTAATGAATGGCGATATTAGCAATCAGAAAGTTGCAAATGCTCAGGCATACTTTGCTGGTCTGGCAGCAGAAATTCAAGCGGCGTATCATAACCATGATGCAGTTAACCGAGTTTATTTGCGTGGTGAAATCACTTCAAGAGAAAAGACTCTTAGCCACGTGGCACATAAGCATGGCGTAGTAGACTATGGTCTTTTTCAAAATGCAGGATATCGCGGGATGTACAACATGAATCTCACGCAATTGAAAGCCCGCAAAGGACTAACTAAAAAAGATGGAACAATGCTTGATTTTATGGGCAGCGAAGAACTTGCTGCTAACATTTTCCGAATAACACAAACAGAAGCAAGAATAAGAAACCAGAATCTTAAGGGGCAGGTGCAACTTGAAAATGCCGCTGAAACAGTTGGAAGATCTGTTAGAAATGTAATGATTGCCAACACAGGAACGGCACCTGAGAGTATTAAGTTGTCTCAAGATAAAATTCAAAAAGTTAGAAGCAGTATCAAGAAAACACACAAAGCACTAGTAAAGCACGATAAGAAGAAGCCTTAATAGTGACCCGGCCATCGCGCCGGGTTTTTACTGTCCTTTCCTCACGAACTCCGCAGCATCCCTCAGCAATCCCTTGTGAATAACATTACCCACCGCCCTCCTCTTGGTCTCCAAGCTATCCACAATCGCATCCCTATTAATCACCACCCCGCCGATAATCAACTCAACAACCGCGCCGCCAATCTCGCCAGCGATGAAAGCTGCGCGGTCTTCCAGCAGTTCATCCCTACCCATATCCATTCCCAGCCCCATAACAATGCCCTCTTTGATGTTTTTCTGAGCATATCACGTTTTTTTGAAATTATTTACCCCACTAAAAACATACACATATCGTGTGATAAATAAATTATACACATATCGTGATTGACATTTAAATCACAATGCGTGAATATTGCTCCATCAGCAGGACGCACTACTCACCAGGACGGTGAAGCTCTTAAAAATCTGGCGCTGAAAAAGCGCAGCATTCAAAGCAGAAGGCTTTGGGGTGTGGTGAAGCCAGCTAGTCACTGGCAAGTGCTTACCTACTGTTGAGCGGTGAAGAGCTCCCAACGCTAGCAATAGCGTGGACGAGATGGGGAGCCGCGGGCGATAAGGCCGCCATAACGCGCACGTTGTCGCATGGAAAAATCGCTGGGGTGCCGGTTATACCCCTCCGAATGAGACTCAACAAGCTGGAGCTAGACTACCAGCCACCACACCACCAAAGCTAACTGACAGGAGAATCCAGATGGATGCACAAACACGCCGCCGCGAACGTCGCGCAGAGAAACAGGCTCAATGGAAATCAGCAAATCCCCTGTTGGTTGGGGTAAGCGCAAAACCAGTTAACCGCCCTATTCTCTCGCTGAATCGCAAACCGAAATCACGAGTAGAAAGCGCACTGAATCCGATAGACCTTACGGTACTGGCTGAATACCACGAACAGATTGAAAGCAACCTGCAACGTATTGAGCGCAAGAATCAGCGCACATGGTACAGCAAGCCACGCAGTGAAATGGGTGTGACTTGTGTTGGTCGCCAGAAAATGAAATTAGGCAGCAAACCACTTATTTGAGGTGAGATATGAGTACTAATGGATGGTATTACCTGCATAAAAATGGTGATCTTATTTATAAGCCATCACCAGATGCAATTATTGATATTCGTGATTCTGATTTAGCGGTTTGCTCATGGCCATTAGATGTTAGCAGCCGTAAAACTGCATGGGACATTCTGGTTGAGTCCATGGCTCTTGGTGCCAACAAAGAGCGCGTTAATGAGCTGGCTAGCAAATGGAATTGCAATGATGATGACGCTGATAAATATGCAGAGGTCGTTGGCGTGACAATCGAGTTAGATGGAAACGCTTGGTGTGCACACGCTCATAATTTTGTTGATTTACAGGAATCTCCTGCTGGATTCGGCAATACCAAGCTTGAGGCGATGGCTTCTCTTGCTGAGCAACTTGGTTTATCAGGCGGCCACATGTGGAGAAGTTCATTTTCTGATTTGGTTAAGGCCGCATAGTCGGCCTTTATTTTTGGCATAAATACACAGAGGTGAATAATGACAGTAGGAAGAATGAAAAGGCCATGGAATGTTGTTGGCGCTGGATTTAACGATGATGGGGTTTATTTCACGTTTGACGATACAACCATCCATCGAGGTGATGTGAGATTGATGGAGGCAGCTCCTGATTTGCTCGAAGCTCTGCAAGCGATGCTAAACAAGGCATACAAGCAAAACTGGGATGACCATTATCCTGATGAAGTATCGAAAGCACTGTCAGCAATCAGCAAAGCCATTGGAGATGAGTAATATATGACAAAATCATGGAGCGTACCTTTTCCTGAATCAGAAACTGAACATGAGGGAATGCCTGTTTTCTGGAGATTCCAGGCGACAGTTGAAGAAGATGGAATCAAAATATTCGCACTTCAATATATAGCTTTTCATCAGACAGAGCATTATGCATGGTTGGTTCCTGCGCATTGGATTGTTAATTTTAAACCAGCACCAAATCAGTGGTTACAGGAATGGAAACAAAAGAGAAATAGATATGCAATTAAGAAAGTAGCAAAAAATGCAGAAAGATCTTTTGCATTCCCAACGAAGAAACTTGCCATTGAAAGTTTATTGCGCCGGAAGAAATACCATTTAATGAGAATCAAACAAGATTTGGCTGTTGTATCAACTCTTGTTGATGGGATGAAGAATATTGATACATCAACACCAGATATTGAATATAACTTTGGACACAACCAAGAAACAGAAAACTGGGTGTTTTATTAGTACGAATAAGCACTGTGTATTCATTCCAACGAGTGAATACACGGAGCAATGTCGCTCGTAACTAAACAGGAGCCGACTTGTTCTGATTATTGGAAATCTTCTTTGCCCTCCGATGTGAGGGATTTTTTATATTCATACCAATAACGCTTCACTTGAGGCGTTTTCGTTATGCAATCAAACAGAAGGAGCATCCTATGCAACAGTTCGCTATTGCAGGGGCGGCATCGGTTCGCCCTTTCAACCCGATTTTATCGGTGCAGCATTCACGAAAAAATATTTTAACCGGAGCAGACTTTAAACAACCTCGCGTTAAGAGCTTGCTGGATCGTCTTGTTGAGTTTCTGAATCAAAAGGTACAGCCATGAAAAAACCAACTTACGAGGAACTGGAAGAAGCCCTGAAAGAGCTTAGAAGAATGGCTTTCGCCCGACGCACTAACTCTCACAACTGCGGCCCATTTCAGTACTCGGATTTATGCGAGGACATCATTGAGGTAACTCAACTGATTAAGGTCGTTAAGCAATGAGCATTACGGATACATGGTCAGACGAAGAATTCATTCGTCAGATGAAAGAAATGCTCAATCAGCACAAAGAACAGGAGAAAGATGATGATTCTGACTCTGAATGATAAGCGTGAAATATCGCAAATCATCGCAAGTTTTACTGATGAAGATTACGAACGAATCAACAGTGAAGTTGATCGCCTCTGCAAACGTTGCGACCCAATAAGCGAAATGCTTCGCTCATATAAGCCAGATGAACACACTAAGGACGCTATCGACTGGCTGGAAGATGATGACTGTGACTATCAGGAAAAAGCCGCTGAATGGTTCTGGGATGCAATAACCGAAAGAGTTAAGGCTGAATATGCCTTCGCAATATTCAAACGCAGACACATTTTTGGAGAAGCAGCATGAGCAATATCGTTGAATTCGTTAAACAGCAAGAGCAGTTATTCTGCGGAGCATTGACTGAACAGACGGTGACATGGGCTAAGGAAAGCCAGTTTGCAATTCAGTATTTCCAAAAAAACGATTACCTGGCTAAAACGGCACTGGCAAATCCAACCAGCGCACAGAACGCCATCATCAATGTTGCGGCGATCGGCATCACCTTAAACCCGGCCAGCAAACTGGCTTATCTGGTTCCGCGCGACGGCATGGTTTGCCTTGATATCAGTTATATGGGATTGCTCCATATTGCAATGGAGTCTGGTGTTATCTCATGGGGTCAGGCAAAACTTGTTCATGCTAACGATACCTATGAGTTAAACGGTCTTGATAAAGCACCAACCCATAAATACAACGCCTTCGGTGATCGTGGTGATATCGTTGGCGTTTACTGCACAGTTAAGACGCCAGCAGGTGATTATCTAACGGAAGAGATGAGTCTGGCTGAAATTGAGGCTGTAAGGAAAACAAGCAAGGCAGCATTCAGCGATAAAGGACCATGGGTAAATCACTGGAATGAGATGGCGCGAAAGACGGTCGTAAAGCGTGCAAGCAAGTATTGGCCTAAGGCATCACGTCTTGATAGTGCTATTCACGTACTAAACGAAGAAGAAGGTGTGTGGACTGAACCAGTTATGCCGCACAAATCAGAGGAAGATATCCGCGAAGATGAACGGAAACGCCAGCAGGAAATAATGGATAAAGCACAATTTCTTTGTGATGAAATGGCTCAGGCAGAAAACATGGATGATTTGAAGCGATATTTTGCAGAAGCATATCGCCTGACATCTGGAATGAAATTGCAGCAGAACGTACAAGCCATTTACATAGAATGCAAAGCGAAACTGGAGGTTGCCAGTGAGCAAACTGTATGAAATAGCCAATGAATACGCAAAGCTGATGGATTCAGATTTAGAGCCAGAGATGATTGCTGACACAATAGAAGGCATGGAAGGAGAATTTACCGATAAAATAGAGCAACTTCTTTCCGTCATTAAAAATGAATCTGGTTATGCTGAACGCCTCAAGGAAGAGGCAAAGTCACTGAATGAGCGAGCCGCAGTAATCCAAAATAAGATTGACAGCATCAAATCATATATAGCGTCATCGCTTGAAATGGTTGGCAAGAAAAATATTCGAGCAGGTATTCACCAGGTAACAATCCGCAAACCGTCAGAAATTGTAGAAATAATCGACTCAAGCGTCCTTCCTCCTGAATACGTTGAGTTTGAAACGACAATTAAAGCCGACAAACTGGCAATCAAACACCAACTAAAAGCAGGAATAAATATTCCCGGTGCTCAACTCAAGGTTGGGAAACCTTCACTTCTTATCAAATAACGGTATCGCCTATGAAAAAGACTCCATGGGAGAAATGGGAAGTCGATTTCTTGCGCGAAGTATCGGCGACAATGCCAGTTGAAGTTATTGCTGAAAAACTGGAAAGGACTGAAAAAGCAGTTATGGCGAAAGCAACAAGGATTGGCGCTGACATTGTTAGCCGACTTCGTGGAAGACGCTGGACAAGAGCCGAAGTATCACTTTTCGGTAAGTTCTCCGCAGAAGAAATAGCAATTGCAACCTGCCGCTCAATTTATTCAGTAAGAGCTATGCGATACAAGCTAAAAAAACTCGATGAAGAAAGAGCAGGCATACGAATAAATTAACAAAGAGGAATTTACCATGAGAGGACTTGCATACAATCCCGGCATTCTTCCGGCAGAAATGATTATTCGCCAACGCGTAAAGCCAATGCCATCGAGAGAGGAATTGCTTAAGAGAAAGAGTTTCGGTTCTGTTAATGACAACAAATATCTGAATGCGATGTGGCGCAAAGGAGGCAACCAGTGAGCAAGATTGACTATCAGGTACTGCGTGAGGCAGCAGAGCAGGCAACGAAAGGGAGCTACATCGTAGGGCATACATCGGGCAATCAGCATGGGAATATAACAGGAGTTTTTGTTTGTCAAAAATGGAAAGGAGAACCCGGTGGTGTGATTGCGGAATGTCATGTTAACTGCCTGGTTGAAACAGATGTTCAGGCTTATGCAAACGCTGAATTTATTGCTGCTTTTAATCCAAATGTTGCGCTGGCACTACTGGATGAACGAGATGCATTAAATGAACGCCTAGCCGAACTGGAGGCTGATTTAGCAGGGCTGGCCGAAGACCACCAGAAAGCGACTGAGTCAATTAAGCAGGCTGATGCAGCTGTTAAGTTGGCACACGAGAAGTTTTCGGCGCTGGCGGCGGAGAATGCGATGTTGAAGCAACGGACACAGCAACTTATCGACATCATTAGTAATACTGACAATGACTACTGCATGTGTGGTTCTGCTATGAAAGACCACGTGCACGGCGGATGTGGTTATCCTACTGGCATGTTCGATTATTACTACAACCAGTGGCTGGAGTCAGATAACAAAACCCCGGCCACCGACGCTTTTTTGGATGAAGTGAAGACTGAAGCACGCAAGGATGGAGCTTACTTTGTGGCGAACAGAATGCTGGCTGCCTGGGAAGCTGGTTTTATTGATGATACTGCGAAGAACGCCGCGGATATTGCCAGGATGATTATTACCTCTACTGAGTTTATGGCTAATGCGCCGGAAGGCGATTTTGACCGCTCATTCTCTGATGGCGTTCTCGAAGATATCGCCGCCCAGCTTCGCAAAGGAGCCTCGCTATGAGAAAATATCCGAGAGTTGAAGGTGTCTTGTCTAAAAAGAAAAACACTTCCGCGAAATGTCGTTGCGGTGCAGTGGCTAAATATAAAACCACGGTGCAGGTAGATATTTTTCGTGGCGATGATGAGGTTTTCTGGTCATGTGCCGAACACAAAAATGACTGTGTGTTTCTGCTGGATGGCGCAGTCGAGAGCCAAGGAGCAGCCCAATGACAGCACTCAACAAACAGGCGCTGCGTGAAATCGCAGCGGCAGCAGTTGGCGCACATGAGCGCCTTAGTGTTATGCCGCCTGATGACATTTTCGATATCTCACTGGCAGAAGGAACTCAGCTTGATGCAGATATCACTGCCTTGAACGCGCTGAACTCCGCAGCCAACCCCGCCACCGTGCTGGCGCTGCTGGATGAGTTGGAAACCGCAGAGAAGCGAATCGCTGAACTGGAAGCGAAGCTCGATAGCGCAGATAAATTGCAAGATAGCGCATTTCGTCATGGTCTTCAGCATGGCTTCAGTTTAGGTCAAACGGATAATCAGGCTGGATTTGAAGAGTGCTTATCTGCCTATGGCACCGGTAAAGGAGAGTGAATGTGAAAAATTATCTCAGCAATTTAGCCAGCATGCTTCAGGGGATTGCAGGTGTCATTTCAGACGGCGAGCGGGTGCAGAAAGAGTGCCCTGCGCACTTAAAGTCAGCACTACTCGAGGCTTCTCACGCGCTAGATGGTCAATCGGTCAGGGTCAATTATCCGCCTAATGGAAAGCCTGAAATTGTTAATGCCCGCGGACACCATCGACCGCTTACCTTCCGGGAACGAGTGGCAATCCGCTTACTTGGTGGCAGGACGGAGATTCGCCCATGAGCACTATTACCAGAGAACTGGCAAAGCTGTTCAGAAAAATTACGAATTCTGAAATTGATGCGGAGGGTAACGCTCATGTTGTTTTATCTCCTGCTGATAGCCTCCTGATTAATAATGCGCGTATCGCGCTGGCATCGCTCGAAGCGGAGCCTGTGGCGTGGGCGCACAGATTAATCAACAAGCGTAACGGAGTCGTTCACCCTTGGGTTTACGGTAGCGCAGAGGCGTGTCCAAGCGAGGGGGATATCTTCAATATTGAGGTAATGCCGCTCTACACCGCCCCGCCAGCGCCGGTATCTGTGCCCGCTGCGATGGAAATTGATGATGACTTTGACAGCGCG